AGTATTCCTATCCCAGGAGAAAATGTAACACTTAATGGTCAACAACTATTAGATAGTGCTGCAACTGAAAGAGATAAATTAATTACTAAATTAAGAGAATATCTTACCGATACATCAAGAGAAAAACTTATGGAAAGAAAAAATCTTGAAGCTGATGCTTTAAATAAAGATTTAGGTTATTCACCTTATGTAATTTATATTGGATAATTTAAAATAGTAATAGTATGCCATTATTTGGAAGCGATAGAGATGTTTGTATAATAAACGGAATAGCCCAAGAAATTATTGGTATAGTAAGTCAGCGTGTTTTATATTATAAATTTAAAATAAATGAAACTAAAGTAAATATTTATGGAGAATCAACAGGAGCAAAAATATATTATGAACCTGTTGTATTAGATTCTCTAATAGAAAGATCAGATCAAACAAATCCTACCTCGGATATAGGTGTTGATTACAGTCAATTAGTAAACTTTAAATTCCAAAGACCTGAGCTTAAATTAATAGGTTTACTTTGTGAACCTGGTGATATTATTTTATATAATGAAGATTATTTTGAAGTAGATGAAGTTGTACAAAATAGATTATTTTTAGGTAATGATCCGGATTTTTATTATCCTATAGCTGGAGAAGATGTTACTAATACAGTTGCAGGTGATAATATTACAGTAGTATGTAGAACACATTATGTACCTGCAGATAGAGTTCAAATAACAGAAGAGAGAAGATAATATGACTCAATATAGAAAACCAATACCAAAAACTCAAAAAGAGATTTCAAAATCTCAACAGGAGCCGTATTCGGATCCTGATGGTAAATTTATTGGCCAAAATCCTAATTTTCCTACAAATCCTAATCAAGAGCAATCTGGTATTAGTTTCAATAGAGCTGAAAAAACATCTTTTAAAAATGACTCATCTAAAATACAAACAATATCAATTCAAGATATTGATGAGGCAATCATGTATTACTTTAAAGATGTAATTAGAGCATCTGTAGAACAAAATGGTACAAGAATTGAAGTACCAGTGATATATGGAGCACCTGAAAGATGGAAATCAGCACAAAGAGATGGATTTTTTAGAGATAAAAAAGGAGCTATATTATTTCCTTTAATTATGTTTAAAAGAACGTCAGTTAGAAAAAATCCTAATATAACAAATAAATTAGATGCTAATAATCCAAACATCTACACATTTACACAAAAAGATTATTCTTCTAGAAATTTTTATTCAAATTTTGATGCCTTAAATAATAGAAAGCAACAAAAAGTAAGGCATGCTATAGTTGTTCCTGATTATGTTGATTTAGTATATGATTGTGCTATACAAACCTATTATGTAGAACAATTAAATAAAATTGTAGAAGATATAAACTACGCATCACATTCTTATTGGGGTAGACCAGAAAGATTTAAATTCATTACCTCTATAGAGAGATTTGATATTACTACAGAATTACAAACAGGAAAAGAAAGAGCTGTAAAAGCAACCTTTTCATTAAATCTAAAAGGATACCTAATACCTGATAATATTCAAAAAGATACATCAGCTATAAAAAAATATTCAGAAAAATCTTCAGTTACTTTCTCTACTGAAGCAGTTAGTAACATAAACGATATTGATTAAAATGAGCAGAGTTATAGTTAAAAATTTTTTTAATACTGTAAGAGTTAATCCTGATAACCCTGATATTATTGAAGTAGCAACTCCTGGTCCAAAAGGTGATAAAGGAGACCCTGCATTTCCTCATACAGGATCAGCAGAAATAAGTGGATCTTTAAATGTAATAGGTGAAGTAATATTTGATATTAGTACTATTCCCACATCTCCAGCTGGTCTACAAATCGGACAATTATACAGAACAGGAGATAATAATGATGAAATAAAAATAGTCGTATCTTAACAATATTTATAATAATAATATAAAATGGCAAATACATTATCTAAAACTGGAATAGTTGACGGTCAAGTAGCAATCGCAGGACACGTAACACAATCTGTTGACGCTTTTACAGGAGAAGTAGCATATGATATTACAATATCTGGATCTTTAACTGTGACAGGATCTACTGATCTAATTGGTAATTTAGCTATACCAGGTTTCCCAGATGTATCTGCTTCATTAGCTGCATCAGGAGTTGGTAATGGCTTTCCCTATACTGGATCAGCAGCAATACTAGGAACATTAAGTTTAGATGGACCTGAAGGTCATATTACTGCATCTGGTAATATAAGTGCTAGTGGAAATATATTTGGTGATTCTCTATATGCACAAGGAGGAGCTGTTTGGACTGCTAATACTCAATCATTACGTAATGTAAGTAATGGGTTATCAGTTGGTAGTGCTCCACAATTCCAAAGTGTTACTTTAGGAAGAGCAGGAAAAGATATGAACCTTGTTGGTGTATTAGCTTCAGACTTAACAGCATCAGCAGCAGCAGCAATATCAGGAGCTAACGCAATAAATGGAAATATATTAATTGCTGGTACAAGAGTTGAAACACCAAGAGTTAGTGCAGGGAGTGCTACACAACTTTTGATAGGTGATGCACAAGGAATACAAATAGATGGTAATGTAACAATGTCGTCTGCAGTTGCACAAATCATTAGTGGTGCTAGTGAAGTAAATGCAATAACGGGATCATTTTCACACTTAGTAGGTAATTCACCAATAACTGTAGGTGATTCTATAATATTTCAATCCGGAACTTCTACAGTATTAACACATACAACTTCTTTTACCTCTTCTAGAGATAATGCTGGATATTATCACATAGTAGACGGATTATCAAGTTGTTCCGTACAAGATATTGGATCAATGAATATCGGTGCAGAATTTGAATTCTTTCAAACAGCATCAAATGGTAATTTTTTATTTCACACAGCTTCAGGTGTTACTTTAATATCAAAAAATGATAGTCATAGATTAGCCGGTTTAGGATCATCAGCAGTACTTAAAAAAGTTGCAACAAATACATTTCACCTAATGGGTGATCTAACATAATTAAATGAGTAAGATAGGACCAATAGCACAATCTGATACATCAATCGTTACTGATGGGCTAATATATAATATGGACTTTTCTAAGTTTACATGTTATCCAAGAACGGGAACAACATGCACTGATTTAGAAGGATCATTGACTGGGACTGTTAATAACGGAACTTCTTTTTCTACAGATAATTTAGGTGTTTTCGACTTTGATGGAGTAGACGATCAAATTGATTATAGTAAGCCAGCTATACTAGAGACATATCCCTTATCAATTGAAGTATGGTTTTATGCAGATAATACGAATACAAAAAATGATGGTATTATTACTAAGGGAACTACTAGAGGATCTCAAAGTCAAAGGAGTTTTGATATATTTGGTAATGGTACTAATTTACTTTTTGTTATAAGTGATGGTTCATCATATATAGTTAATATCTCAAGTACCTACCCATCATTAAATACATGGCATCATTTAGTTTGTATGTGGGATGGAACTACTAATTCAAACGGTGCTAAAATGTACTTAGATGGTAGTTTATTTGCTCAAGGTACATCAACTTCTACAAGTTTTGCAACAGCACATAATATCTTTGCAGGAGGAAGTCGGGTACCATATTATTTTGATGGTAAGATCGCAGTTACAAGATTTTATAATAGAATTTTAACTACTGATGAGGTAGCTATAAATTATAATGCTATAAAAGAAAGATTTGAATAATGAGCAAGCTCGATAACAGATATATTATATTCGATGTTACAGAATTAAGTACCATAGATTTTGATCAGGTATTAGAAACATCTACTAATACCATAATATATAATGTAGATGACACTCAAACAATAGTAAAATATACAGGAGATATGCCATCTTCTGTACAGGCACTTACCACCAAAGAAGGACCATATACACATAGTGAAATAATCAGTATCTTAGATGGTGCGGAATGGAATGATCCTAATGATGGAGTTTAAACTTTGTAATTTTATTTTATATTTATAATAAAATTTATGATTAAAGATAAAAAAGTTACTGAACAAGAGTTAAAATCTATTAAGGAAGTTCAACGAAAACAAGGTGAATTAGTTACTAGTCTTGGATCTTTAGAATATCAACTAAAATTAATCGAAGAGGAAAAAGAACAAGTTTTTAAATCCCTTGGAGAAGTTGAGAAAGAAATATCAGATTTAACCGAAAAATTAAAAGAAAAGTACGGGGATGTATCTATTGATATTGAAACCGGCAACTTAGTTACAGAATAAAAGTTTTGCCAAGTAAATCACTATTTATAATTATAGTAAAATATAAAAAATGGCAGAAACATTATTATCACCGGGTGTACTAACAAGAGAAAACGACCTATCGTTAGTAACGCAACAACCACTTGAAGCTGGTACAGCTATTATTGGACCTACAGCAAAAGGACCAGTAGAAAAACCAAGAGTAGTAACTTCATATTCTGAATACAAAGCTGTATTTGGATCTACAATAGAAAGTGGAAGTAATGAGTACACATACTTAACATCAATCTCAGCATATAATTATTTCCAACAAGGAGGTACTTCATTATTAGTAACAAGAGTAACAACTGGATCATTCACCGCAGCAAGTAGTTCATTTGTATCATCAAGTGCATCTCCAACAACTGCAACGTTTGTTTTAGAAACACTCTCAGAAGGGATAGGTGAAAATAGTGTTTCAACACTAACTACTAATCATGCATTACCATCTGGTACAGCTGAAAATATAAGATGGGAAATTGTATCACCTAATACATCATCTGGAACCTTTACATTATTAGTAAGAAGAGGTAATGATAATATTAACGATAAGGTAATTTTAGAAACTTTTACTGATCTTAACTTAGATCCTTTCTCAAACGACTTTATCACAAAACGTATTGGTGATTTATCTGAAACACTTAATACATCTGAAGATCAAAACTTTTTACAATTAACAGGTACTGAGCCTAATAAATCAAGATATCTAAGAGTTAAATCAGTTGGATTATTAACTCCTAATTTCTTTGATAATGATGGAAATGCTAAATCTCAATTTACATCATCAATTCCTCATGCTCAATCAGGTTCATTTGGCGGAGCATTAGGAAGCAATATTCCATCAGGCAGAACTGCTAATTTTTATACAGCAATTAATGCTACTGATACACAAGGATTAATTGCCGGAGATTATGATAATGCAATTAACTTACTTCAAAATAAGGACGAATATAGATTTAACTTATTAACAACTCCTGGATTAACACTGCAGGATCATTCCTCTCAATTAACTACATTAGCTAACAACGCTAAATCAAGAGGTGATTTCTTCTTTATAGCTGATCCAGTAAGATATAGTAGTACAATTTTAGCTGCTATTACACAAACAGCAACACTTAATAACTCATATGCTGCTGTGTATTGGCCATGGTGTCAAATTATTGATCCTGATAGAGGTTCATCTATATTTGTTCCTGCATCAACTATGATGCCTGGTGTATTTGCATTCAACGATGGAGTTTCAGAGCCATGGTTTGCACCAGCAGGTATTAACAGAGGTACATTAGGAAATGTAATTAGAGCTGAAAGAAGATTAACACAAGCAAATAGAGATCAGCTTTATGATGCTAATGTGAATCCTATTGCTACTTTCCCTAACGCAGGTGTAGTAGTATTTGGACAGAAAACTACACAAACTAAAGCGTCAGCATTAGATAGAGTAAATGTAAGAAGATTATTAATCGCTCTTAAAACATTTATTGGTCAAGTAGCTGATAACTTAGTATTCGAGCAAAATACAATTGCAACAAGAAATAATTTCTTATCACAAGTTAATCCGTATTTAGCTTCAGTACAAGAAAGACAGGGATTATATGCCTTCAAAGTAGTGATGGATGAAACAAATAATACACCTGATGTAATTGATAGAAATCAGCTAGTTGGTCAGATTTATCTACAACCAACAAGAACTGCTGAATTTATTATTCTTGACTTCAACGTTCTTCCAACAGGAGCAGAGTTTCCGGAATAAAAAATAAGTTATTGACTATTTATAAATGAATAAAACAAATAGAAAATGCCAGTATTAAACAGTAACGAAATCTTTTTTACCGCGTTTGAACCCAAACAAAAGAATAGATTTATCATGTTCATGGATGGATTTCCAACATACATGGTAAAAGGAGTAGGAGGGATTAGCGTTGAGAACGGTGAAGTAGTTCTTAACCATATCAATGTACAGAGAAAGGTTAAGGGAATGACTACTTGGGGTGATGTAAGCTTTACATTATATGATCCAATCACTCCTTCAGGTGCACAAGCTGTAATGGAGTGGGTAAGACTTCACCATGAATCTGTAACTGGTAGAGATGGATATTCTGATTTCTATAAAAAAGATCTTACATTTAACGTTCTAGGACCAGTAGGTGATATTGTATCAGAATGGATTATGAAAGGTGCATTTATAAAATCATCTAACTTCGGAGATTATGGATGGGCTGATGAAGGAGCTCAAGAAATCTCTATGACAGTAGCAGTTGATTACTGTATCTTGAATTACTAAGATAATATTTTAAGAAAAGAAAGAGCACCTTTTATAGGTGCTTTTTTTTTGATTTTTTTTAAAATAGACTATTTATATTAAATTGTTATAATAAATAAAAACTATGGCTGAAACTAAATTTCCTACTGAGATTGTTACGTTACCTTCTAGAGGTGTTCTTTATCCTTCCGACTCTCCCTTAGCTAAAGGTGAAATTGAAATGAAATATATGTCTGCAAAGGAAGAAGATATTCTAACCAATCAAACATATATAGAAAAAGGTATTGTAATCGATAAATTAATTCAATCTTTAATAGTAAGTAATATTGATTTTAATGATTTATTAATAGGGGATAAGAACGGACTAATGCTAGCAGCTCGTATATTATCTTATGGGAAAGATTATACCTTTAATTTCGGTGGAGAAGAATATACTGTAGATTTAACTGAATATAAAGAAAAAGATCTTCATCCAGAATTAGAAAAAGGTATTAATGAATTTAATTTTGAATTACCTCATACTAAAACTAATATTACATTTAAATTATTAACTCATAAAGACGAACGTAATATTGAACAAGAATTAAAATCTTTAAAAAGATTAAAAGCTAATGAATCTCATACTCTTACAACAAGATTAAAACATATTATTACATCAGTAGAAGGAGATGATAATCCAAAAACTGTACGAGATTTTATAGATAACAACTTACTGGCTATGGACTCTAGAGAGTTGAGAAAATATATTAAAGAAATATCTCCCGACATTGATTTATTTTTTTTTACAGAAGGAAGCGATAAATCTATCGACCTCCCAATTACTATCCAGTTTTTTTACCCTGACCTCGGAAATCGCGGGTAATTACCGAAAGAATTTATTTTCCAATATACATCAAATTATATTTCACGGTAATGGAGGATATGATTTTGATACAGTATATAATATGCCTATGTGGTTAAGAAAATTTACTTTTAGTGAAATAAAAAATTATTACGATAAAGAAAAACAAGAGTACGATAAAGCACGAAATCAACAATCAAATAAAACTACTCTAGTTAATCCTGATGGGACAATAAATAAGCCAGAATTTTTAAGAGCTCAACCTAATGGTCAAAATAATAAATAATTTTATTATTAGATATTTATTATTATGGCACTTACTGCACAGGAACAAGCACAATTAAATCAATTATATGCACAAGGTTTAATTACTCTAGAAGAAATGCGTGCTGCCTATGATGGTATTTTAGATACTACTAAATTATCGGAGGAAGCAGCAAAAAGACTCCTAGAAGCAGAAGAAAAACGCCTAGAAGAAAGTAAAAAGCAATTACAAACTGGAAACGAATTGCTTGAGGTAGCTAGAAGAGCATATAAACAATCAACTGAACTAACTGATGATATTGAAAAACAGTTAGGTATTCGTAGAAAAAATAATAAAGAAGAAAGAGAGATTGCTAAGCTAACTAATAGCGTATCTTCCACATTAGGTAAGCAAATAAAAGATTATAATAATTTAGCTGATGTTAAGAAAGATATTGCAAAAAATGAAAGTTTAGCAAATGAACTACAACAAAAGGCGCAATCATATGCTGTAGGACAAACAGAAACTATTAATGAGTATAATAGTAAAAAACAAGAAGTCGCACAAATAGAAGCTAGTATTACAAATTTATCCGGAGATGAACTTAAAAATGAACAAGAAAGATTAGTAGGTTTATACAATGAATTAGATGGTTTAAGAGCAAAAGCAACTAAACAACAAGAGATTGCTTTAAATATGTATGAACAGGCAGAAGCCATAGAAGAAGCTAATGCACAACTAAAAATCCAGCAAGAAAATATTTATAATGTTGGTAAAACATTAGGAGCCTCTGGAGCATTAGTAGATGGATTAGGTAAGGGGTTACAAAAATTAGGAGTAGGATTTCTTGCAAAAGACTTTGATCAAGTATCAGAAAGTATGACAGCTGTAGCAGCTCAAGGAGGAAGTGCCTTTGATGTTATGGGTACAGCTATAAGCGGATTAGGAGGAGCTTTAAAGACAGCATTATCGGATCCTTTAGTACAAATAACTTTAATAATAAAAGCAATTACATTTGTAAAAGATCTTTTATTCACAGCATCTGCAAATGTAAATAAAATTACTAGTGCTACTGGACTTGCAAACAGCGAAGCAAGAAAATTAAATACTACATTTAATGAGCAAATGCAAACTACCGATAATCTTTACATTAACTCAGAAAGATTAAGAGAATCATTTGTAGCGCTAGTAGAAACTACTGGTATGATGGGTGTTTATACTGGTGAAGCATTAGAAACATTTACTTCTTTAACAGGTCAATTAGGCTTATCAAATGATCAAGCTGAAAGATTAACCTTTTTAGCAAGACAACAAGGAAAAGCTACCGAAGAAACAATGGAAAATATTGTTGGTGTAGTTAATAATTTTAATAAAACTAATAAATCTTCATTTGCAGCTAAAGAAATTATGAAAGATATGTCAGATGTATCATCTGAAATAGTAGTTTCATTAGGGCAAAATCCTGAATTATTAGCTGAAGCTGTTACTAAAGCTAAAGCATTAGGATTATCACTTGAGCAAGTTGATAAAATAGCTAGCGGTTTATTAAATATAGAATCATCTCTTCAAGCTGAAATGGAAGCTGAGCTTATCTTAGGAAAAAATCTTAACCTTGAAAAAGCTAGAGCACTTGCATTACAAGGAGATTATCTAGGACTAACTGAAGAAATAGGTAAGCAAGAAGATATAATGAATGCTTTTAGAAATGGCACTGTATTACAACAAGAAGCAGCTGCTAAGGCTTTAGGTCTTTCTAGAAAAGAATTAGCTGATATGGTCATGATGCAAGATAGGCAAAAGATGTCTCAGGAAGAATTTATAGCTACATATGGAGAACAATCCTACCAGCAAATGCAACAGCTAGATGCACAACAAAAGATGAATGAAGCAATGACATCTTTTAAAATGCAAATGGTTGAAACATTAGCAGTATTTCAACCAATAATCGAAGCAATAACCTCTATCGTCGCTGGCTTAGGTAAATCTAAAGCAGCCGCTTTACTTTTAAAAGGAGTTCTAGTTGGATTAGCTATTAAAGGAGTTGTATCTGCTATGTCAGCAATTTGGTCCGGATTAGCATGGATACCTTTTGTAGGACCAGGTCTTGCAGTAGCAGCTAATATTGCATTTTTAGGAGCAATAGCAAGTGCGGCATCGAAAGTAAAATCTGCAAAAGATATGAGGATGCGATCAGGAGAACCAGCAGTATACTCAGATAGATTAGGAGGATTAGAAGCAGTAAAACCTGCACCAGAAGATGATGTAGTAATGGGACCTGGGATAATGGATAAAGTAGAAGCATTTGAAAAAGGTAAGATAAATGAAAAAAGACCTGTAAGTATAAATGTAACAACTGACGATAAAGCTAAATCAATAGATACTGAGCAAATAAAAACTGATTTATTAGGAGATTTATCAGAAGCAAGTAATATAGAATCATTAGTAACCGGACCTATACAACCAACTATTACACAATCAGTACTAGAAGGTAAAAGAGCAACCCCAACATCACAAACTATTATAAAAGAAAGTTCATCATCAAAAGAAATGGAAAGACAAAATAGAATGATGAATGAACAACTTAAAACAATTAATGCTACCTTGAAAAATATAGGAGGTAAGAGTACCGATATTTATTTTGATTCTGAAAAAGTTGAAAGAAATCTTCAAAGGTCTACTGCAGGATTTAGATAATTTTAAATTATATTATATTTATAATAAAATACTATGGGATTACAAGATTTATTATCAACACAAGGGTCTCCTTTATCAAAAAATAACGGTGGTCCTAATACAATTTTAAGAGGCTCAAGCCGTCAATCTGAACTACATGCAACTCCAGCAGGAGATGGTAGTTATTCTTTGAATGGCTCTAACTTCAGCACAGTAAATGCAACATATCAAGAATATGATGATGGAGCTCCTAACCTACTACCTGCTCCATCAGGACTAGATATTAATGGATTAACACCACTATCATCCTTAAGTGATCCTAGTGCTACTTCTTTAAATAATTCTTTTGCCTTTGGAACATATAGAGCTGGTGCCCCTGCAGGATCATTCTTTTAAACTGATATACGATGGGGTTATTAAGGTCGTACGAAAATGGTACTCAGACCGATCTTAAGTCATTAAGATTTGGTAGAGATAGAAGAGGTGGTGGATCCTCTAATGAACCCTATCTCTATAACCCTATATTTGGTGAAGGAACTAAAGCTCTTCAGACAGTATTAGATGTCGCTAATCTATTTGGAGGTAATCAAGCAGTAGCTACAGCCCTACCTAATTTAAACCTTAATCCACCAAATTTTATTGCAAGAGGTGTAAAGCCAGGTAATATTATAGATCCTCCACCTATTGGAGCAAATTCTGATTTAATAATTAGAGGAGGAGCTATCGTAGCAGGTATTCGAGCTGCTGATGATATTCGAAGAATGGCTCGGATGTTCTTTGATGGTAAAAATGTTACAGGTAAACTTTTTAGAGTAAAGCAATTAGCGTTATCAAGAGTATCTCCTAAAACACAACAAACAATAGGTTTTCTTCCTCAACTATTAAATGAAGGTATTTATTCTCCAATAAATACAATGCTTCAAGCTGGAGGTAATTTCTTTGGACTACATATTGACAAGCAAGGTCCTTTATTAGGAGAACTACCAAGATATGCTGATATAATGGTAGATTTTGGTACCGATGAAGATGATGAAAGGGTAGGTACAACTAGTAGATTAGCAGGATTATTATATAGTTACCATAGAGGAGAAAGAAAAAAACCAAAAAGTTTAAAAAACTTTAGGTTACAAAATGTAAATAATGATAAAAGAGCTTATAATTTTTTATATGCTTATAGTGGAGGTCCAGGATCAATTCTTGGATTTGGTCAAACTAGATTATATTTAAGTACAGATAGAAATAATGTACCAATAGTATTACCTAATTTAAAAGGTAATTATTATTTTAGTTTAACTGGTGAAGATCAAAATATATATAAACCTCTATCAGGATACACTTCAAGATTAGAATTACTATATTTAAGAGAATATACTCAAACAAATTGGGAAAATACTAGTTATTTTGAAACCTTTACTGGTTTGTTTACTATTGGAACAAGTAATATATTTGATAGTCCTCTAATAACCTTATCTTCTAAAAACAATCAATATTATTATCAAGGATTTGATCGTAATACTTTTAAAGGTCCTGAAGGGCAAGTAGAGGAAAAACTATTAAATTTATTTAATACTGGCTACACAGATATTGTTAAATGGAATCGAACATCAAATTTTAATGCAGGTAGTAGTATATTTAATTTAGCTACAAAAAATATAGGAGATGCACCTATACGCACTAGGTATATTGAACTTAATGGATTTAGCTCTGAAGAAGCATTCTTTACAAACACTGAAGGAGAGTTAGTAGATCCCAATACATACTTAAATAATGGTGCAACATCTAGATTAAAGTTTTTATTTAAAAAACAATATAATACTGAGGAATGGATTAATGATACACGATTTTTTGAGGGAAGAGGATTTTTTAATTTAAGTACTAAAAATGATAATGTAACTCCAATAAGAACATTATATACATTAAGTAATTATGAAGAAAAATCAATAGATTTAGCAAGGTATCCAAATAATATAATAAATAGATGGGCTGATCGCAAATCATATAGCAGATCAATAATATATAATTCTACAGAAAAAACAATAGATCAAGAATTACTTAATGTATCAAAATCCTACCTACCGTTAGTTGATAAAGATAACAATACTATTACTAGATATACATTTCATAATAGAGATTTATATTTTGCAACTAATCAAAGAGGACAAACACCATTAAGAGCAGTAAGAGAAAGATTAGAAAGTGGCAGACAATGGGGGATATATGATTTATTACTTTTAGATACTAATGCATTAGTAGCTGAAAACTACGCAGTTAACTTTCCTGAAGGAAGAGCAAACCTCAATGATTCATTAATACCTATACAAGCTCCTTCAAATAATCAAGATTTTAGAAAAAGAATAAGTGTATATAGCAATATCGGATTAGACTATAATGCACCAGATACAAGACTTGAATCAAGAGTTAACATGGGGGATCCTGGTGGAAAAAGCTCAAAAATAGCATATAAATTAGATCCAATTACAGGTAAAAAGAAAAACTATTCATCTGCAACACTAACAGTACCTAATGCCTGGGGATCAGTAACAACGACAAGGAATGAGGCTGGTGCAATTATTGAGGATAAAGGAGAAGCAGGATCCTGGGCTAATAAACACGGATCAGGTTACGCAAAAGCTGTTAATAAAGTTAATATGATCCCTGTTTACCAGGGTGCTACAACATTACCTCCCTCAGTAATTCCAAAAAATGATTTAGTAAACTTTGCAATTGGAGTTAAT